GCGAACCAGACTCCGGCGGTGGATTCGAGCCAACCGAGTATCCAAGCCTAGACCCGTTTCTATGGCGTCCAGTGAGCGCAGGAATTTGGAAGCATCGGGATGTAGTTGAGGGCATTTTCACATTCCGTGATCTTTGCGATGCGCATGAGTTTTTAGACGTTCGGGATAAGAACGATGCCGACTTCCGAGCTTGGCGGGCGGCTCAGGAGGCGAAATAGATGGCTCAATCCGATGTAATCAAAAGCTATCTTATACGCCTTGGACCGGACATAGATCAGCCCGAATTCGCTAAGTTCGCTAGTGTTCTCGCTGGCACAGAAAAGACGGTAGCTTCTACCGTTGGCGGCATAGCGGGAAGTTTCCTTACATTCCAGGTAGCAGCAACCACCGCTTTCGCAACGGTAGGTTTTGGCATTGTCGCGTACATTGACAAGCTCGGACAAGCTGACCTCAAGACCAGGCTACTCGCCACCCAAAACATGATGGGCGTGCAGCAGTATCGCGCCGTTACCACAGCGCTCGATACGCTCGGAGTGACGCTCAACGATGTGTTCTTTGGCACGAAAGAGCTTCAGGAGCGTTTTCACACGCTCATTGACGATCAGAAGCAATTGGCGCTGATGCTCGGGCCAAACTACGAAGATCAGATGCGCCAGATTCGGGATGTGACCTTTCAACTTCAGCGTCTCGAAGTAAAGGCACAGTATTTCGGCATGAAGTTTGCGTCTGACCTACTCGAAAAGTTAGGTTTCGGAAATGGTGGAATTGCCAAACAGCTTGAGCGATTAAACGATTTCGTTCTTGCCAACATGCCGCGTTGGTCTGACGAGATTACAAATGATCTCGTACCAGCATTAAATCAGATGTGGGATATTCTCAAGAAAACTGGCAATCTGTTTGTTGATCTTTCCGTTGACTTCGATGATTTCGTAGGTACACTTTCTGGGGATGATTCCATTGACCGCAAGACCGCATCTTTCGAGAGCTTCGCAAAATCTGTAGAGCACGTTGTGTTCTGGATTGGCGAGGCTCTCAAGTTGATGGTCGGTTTAGAACAGGTTGGCGTTCACAGCATAGCCTCGATATGGGATTTAGGTAAGTTCATTATGCCGGGGGTGAGCAACAAAGACGCCATACAGGGATTGAAAGATTCTGCCGATGAGGCTGTTAAAGCAGCACACGGATTCGAGAATATCGGGGCAGCCGTACTTCCTGGTGAATGGGGCGGAGATAAATTTGAAGCGCCGAACGCACAGATGAACCGATTTGTACAGGGACAAGGATATGATTTCCAGAAACTCGTGCGTGGAATTGCGCAAGTAGAATCTGGAGGACAACAGTACGACCGCAATGGAAATGTGAAGATTGGTCCCGACAATCCCAGTGGCGAACGTGCCGTGGGAATGATGCAGTTGCTTCCCTCGACGGCACGGCGCTTAGGTGTGAATCCCTACGACCCATCGCAGAATCTTGAAGGTGGTTCGCGTTACCTTGCCCAACTGCTACAGCGGCATCAGGGTAATGTGGAAGCTGCGCTGGCTGATTACGGTGGTGCGAAGAGTCAATACTCGCCACAAGGGCAAGACTATATCCGCAAGGTAGAATCGGCGGCAGGTATCCAGGTCGGTTCGATCATCGTAAACGTTCCATCCTCTGCCATGACACCAAACCAGACGGCCCAGGCGGTAAAGCAGGGAGTAGACGATGGATTGACTGCACACACACGGCGGCTCATTCTAGCACATAGCGGGGCTTACCAATAGCATGGGCGGAATCACCCTACCTTCGGCGAGTGCAGCGGTCATATCGGGCGCTGGGCGCATTGTTGTCTATGCACAGTCGGCAGCAGGAGCGGCGGCGCAATCGAAACGGAACAGTTCTATTGCGGGCGCTGTATCGGGTCTTGACGTGCAGTTCAGACCGCCTCAGTGGTCACAGCCTGCCCTCACTATGATTACGGTTCCCGCAGCCTATGCTGGGGCCATAGCGGTCGCTGGTGGAGGGTCTAGCGCTTCTGTTTCATCGCTCACGAACACCGGCCAGAAAGCAGCAGACGGTACGCCGCTCTATTCGATGAACGTGAACGGCACGAATCCGATGCAATCGCAGCCGAACGCCGCTCCGCAGATGCTGGTATTCGATGCGGTAATGCGAGCTTCGCACTCGCAGCAGGCGCGGCCCACGATGCACCCGATTCAGGACAATGCCAACTTCACGGATCATATAGTTTTGGACCCGGCGCATCTTTCGCTCGATATTCTGATGACTGATGTTCTGCCAGCTTACGCATCAGGGCAATGGGTGGGAAATTCTTCCAAGTCGATTGCGTGTTTCAATACGCTCTGCGCTCTGCGAGATGCGCGTGTTCCGCTTCAGGTAACGACTCGACTGAAGACCTACCAGAACATGTTCATCCTCAACGTGCTTCCTGACGATACGGTGCGCACTCGGTATGGACTTCGGGCAACAGTAGAGTTTCAGCAGATCAACCTTTTCAGCGTAGCGACCTCGGTTACCAGCGCCCGCTCACAAACAACTGATTACACATCTATCGGCCAGACGGGTACAAGCGCAGTTCCGACTGGCGTCACAGCGCAGAATTCTGACGCGGGACACACAAGCACCGCCGCGATTCAGCAGCAGACGGGGACCATGATCGGTTCAGGGAATTGGTCAGATAACAGCTTCAATCAAACACTTTCGTATCTGCGTTCAATTGGAAAGGTCAGCTAATGGCGCAGATCATCCCACTCACGACCGCACCAAATCAGACGCTCAATGTGGCGCTGAATATCGATGGGGCTGTTGTGCGCTTGACGCTGTTCATCACTTTCAGTGAAATGGCACAATATTGGCTGATGAGCATTTATAACTCTTCTGGAACTTTGCTCTTGTCGAGTATTCCGCTCATCACCGGGAGCTGGCCCGCCGCGAATCTGCTTTGTCAGCAGGGGTATATGGGCATCGGAAGCTGGTACGTTATCAACTTGGGGCAGGTTCCTGACGATTATCCGAATGCCAGCGAACTCGGTTCAAACTTCCTCTTGCTCGTGGACGATACCGCATGAGCAATCAATCTCAGAACGTCTCGCAGATCGCCAACTTTGGGCAGGCATGGAAGCTGGTCGTAACCACGCCGCCCGATGCAACTGGGGGATCGCAGACGTATACGCTTTCCGAGATGGCGTGGACTCCTGAAACGATGAAGATTGCGTTTGAGGTAAACATTCTCGGCTATTCCTCTCATGCGACGTTCTGGACTGCCAAGATTGAACTCTATAATTTGAGCGCGGATCAGGCACAAAAGTTCATCTATGGACAAGGTTCCACGATTGAACTGAGTGCTGGTTACCAGGCTGGGCCATTTGGCGTGATCTTCGCCGGTACCGTCTACCAGACCATGTATGAGCGTCCTGAAGTGATCGATTCAAAGGTTACGCTGATGTGCTACACCGGCCTTGAAGAAACTATTGGGAACTTTGCGCAGTTTCGGGGCAATGCCAACATGACGCAATCGGCGCTGGTGGCGAAGATGTGCGCGGGTGCCCATGTGCCTATTCCCATCGACCCCGGATCACAGGACGCATTGCAGGCGCTTCCGCAAACTCAGCTTCCCCGCGCCCGTCCGTTCTTCGGCGACCCTCACAAATTCATTGACGATGTGGCGGCGGCAAACAATCTGCAATCGTGGTACGGATCGAACGGCGTTGCTATCAGCACGATGGCTGATCCTGGCGCGGTGACCACGATAACCTACACGCCAACAACGGACATTCTTGGGGTGCCACAGCAAACGCAGGACGGTGTGAATCTAGTGGTGACGCTTGACCCGCGACTGCGCGTTAGCGTTCCGCCCATGCAGATCAACATCTCCAGTTCAATCATTCGGCAACTTCAATTCACTCCGCCAGGGTATCGTCCGATTCTTGACCCTAACGGTAACTATCTGGTCAATGGATTGCAATATCGCGGCGACAGTCGGGGCAATCAGTGGGAGACTGAGATTACGGCCTTTACGAGTGTTGGCGGACGCGCAGCCTACATCTACGATGCCACGAATCCAAACGGACCATCACTGGACAGGAGAGCGCCTTATGGGAACAACTAACGTTGGCCTCGTTCCAATCCAGCACCGGCTTTCGGTTGAATCCGCGCCCATCACTCAGGCTCTCCATCAGTTCGAGTGCGACTTGCGCGTGTCGATTCCGGCTATTGTGGTTTCCTTCGATGCGGTTCGGCAGGTCGTATCAGTTCAGCCGGCCATCAAAGAGCAGATTCGCGTGAAGGCTGTTCCAACGCAAGTGACGCTGCCGATTCTTGACGATGTTCCGATTGTGCTTCCGATGGGCGGCGGTTTCTCGCTCACGTTCCCGATCAAACCAGGAGACGAGTGCGACCTCGTATTCTCCGACATGGCCTTCGATATGTGGTGGCAGTCGGGCGGGGTGCAGAAGCAGCCAGATGGCAAGCTCTACCGGCACGACATCGGAGACGCCAAGGCCCATTTCGGGCTGCGCAACCAAACCCGCGTACTCGCCAACTACTCCACTACAAGCGCCCAGTTGCGTTCTGATGATGGAACGGTCATCGTGGACGTAGCAGAGGCGGGAGTGACGGTCACAGCCCCGGCAACTAAGGTTTTAGCGAGTGGGGGAACGGCACTTCCACTGATGAGCAAGAATTTCCTTGACTATTGGAATGCGAGCATTCTTCCATTTCTACAATCAGAAGGGTACGCTGGTCCACTTCCACCGAGCGATGCCGTAACATCGATATTAGAGGCCCAGTAGAATGAGTACAACGCCTACGATCCTTGTACAACAGAACGACGCTAACAACGATCCCATCGAGGGACCGAATGGGCCTGTGTTCATTGCTGATCTCGACGCCGTTGCTCAAATCATTTATACAACCTTGCGCCTTTTATTGTCAGAATGGTGGGAGAACTTGACTATTGGCTTCCCGCTATTCCAATCACTCATCGGCGCATCAGGTTCTCCGACCGATCAGGCTGGCGTCATGCTCATCATCCAGCAGACTATTCTTTCATGCCCGTATGTGCTGCAAATCGTGGATTTTAGCTTTGAATTCAACAGCGCAACGATGGCCAGCACGTTCAGCGCAGTTGTCAGTTCCGCGTTTGGTAATATTGTGATAACGAATGCGCCCGGTTCGAGCGCCCAGGTGAATGCATGAGCTATACGGCACCGTACATATCTCCGACTGCCGGACTAGTCATTCCAAGCTACGCTGATACCCTCTCTGACCTCATCAGCAACTATCAGGCAATTTACCCGCAAGTTGTTTATATTGGTACAGATACAGCGAAGTACCAAGAACTTTCGATATTCGCACTGAAAATTTACGACACGAATCTTGGAAGTCAACTTGCCTACAATGCGCGTTCGCCAATCACCGCAGTTGGTGCAGACCTTGATAGCATTGTGAAGATGAACGGGTTGGCGCGGTTGGCTGCTTCGTACTCAACTGCTCCGGTAACGATCACTGGCGTCTATGGAACGGTCATTACGAATGGAACCGTTACGGATACACAGGGGTACATCTGGGATTTGGCATCACCGATCACCATCCCGAGCGGTGGAAGTGTGATAGTCGGGGCAACTTGCGAGACAGCCGGCGCAATCCAGGCGCAAGCGGGAAGCATCAACACAATATCCAGTGGCACTACGGCGGGGTGGGTAAGCGCGTCCAATCCCTCAGCGGCAAGCGTTGGCCTACCAACAGAGGCAGACTCGCAACTGAGGGCACGCCAAGCCTATTCTGTGGCCATGCCATCGATTACGCAACTTGGATCAATCAACGCAGCAATTGCGGCGGTTTCTGGTGTCACCCGGTATGCAGTAGAAGAGAACTACACGGGTACAACTGACGCGAACGGATGCCCAGCGCACTCAATCACCGCAGTTGTGGAGGGCGGAACGGATGCTAATGTGGCAAACGCAATCTTCCT